CGTTCTTCTTGCAAGCAAACAACCATTGTTTCCGTGACCCCGTTTGAACGATTGCCGTGACTTTGTTTGCCAAATCATTGATAATGGATTCCGCCTTTGCTTTGGTTCTTGGGTAATCATCAAAAGAAAAGGGTTTGTCCGGGTTATATGTTCCTTTGCTTGCGGCATAGGCTATTTCAAGGGTTGCACGACTATATAAAGCATCAACCGCCGCGACGTATTGTTCCGTCGTTTTGTAATGCCTATTGTCGAACCCTTGCAGGGAAAACGCCTTTGTCTTTTGTCTTTTAGCCATTTTTTAATTCAAAGTCTTTACATTTTACACTTGATAATAGTTTCGCCCACTCACTTTTGTGGCATCGGCACATAAAAACCTCACCTTTCCAATCACAACCATGCCACGAATGACTGTGCTTGCAGTCCCGGCAATGGTATTTGGTGTTTGCTTGTAATGCTTTCTTTGCCATGTTATGCGTCCATTATAGGTTCACCAATCACGAATGAATTTTCACGGCTTGATTCGTCTTGAATCTTGGCAAACGTGCCTTGTGGGTTACTCGACAACCCGACCTTTTCAATGGATTCTTCTTGCGAAATGACGGGCTTGTTGCCGTTGGCTGTCAACCAATAGTTCAGTTCGTCAATCTCATTGGTCAGCATATAAGGTGTAATTTCGGGTTCAACCTCCAACATTTCGGAATCTGATTCCAAGGATGTGTTAAATTTACCTATATAGGCTTTAATCACGTTCACACGCCGTTGCAAGTATTCATCGAATATTTCTTTCTTATCTTGCACTTTCAAATGTGCATCCATGAATAATAGCTTTAGTGCTATGCCAGATATTGCACCAAGACCCTTGACTGAATCAAACGAAATATCAGGTGTTTGAGTCAAGGTGTATATCATACGCAATAAGGTTTCAATTTCCAACTTAACGGATTCAGGGGCGTTTGCCCAAGACAAATACTTGGCATCCGAACCATCTTCACCCTCAATGATTGCACCTGATTCACCTTTCTTAGAAAAGCCTTTCAATTCACCCTTTATGAATATTTTTGGTGAAGCGTGGTAATCGTTGGTATCTGCAAAGTTTGAAAGCAATACTTCCAAACGGTCAATAAGTGAATCAACGTCCTCTGTTTCAAATTGGGGTTGATTTCCGTATACAACCGGAATCTTGCCTATGGAAACTTGCTTTGGGTATCCATCTACCACATCATACCCGTTTGCCCCATTCAACCATAACCAATGTTCGGTGTCCGTGTATGTTTCAAAATAGTCAACTGAACTTTTACCATCATCAGAACGACGGGAAAAGGAACGTGAAAATGCTGTCATGTCTCCCGTTTCGTCAAAGTATGGGTAAAGAGTATCACCGAACATAGGAGAAAACAAAGCGCAACGCAACTTAAATTTTGAGTTAAACCCATAGGTGTTTGTTTCTTTCACAACCGGATACCACAATTCTGCACACTCTTTAAATCCGAATATAGCACGCCCTACCTTACGATTCAATGAATTGCTTTTCACATCATACAAGATGCGGTTCAAGGCTTTCATTATCAATTCTTGATTGGTGTTTTCTGGGCTTGAATTGTACGCCACCGGATTGCCAAAGCAAAATGATACAGCCCGTTTTATTATCAGCTTTTGAATCGCCAAGGCAATACGTGCAACCTTTTCAATTCTGAAATTTGTTGATTCACCACCTGTGTCAATTACCTTTTGTGCTGAATTGGCATCATTATCAGCATCCACTTTAACCCGTTTATCCGGGCGAATGATTCTGTTGTTGATGTCATGCAATTTTGGGTCAAGTGCTTTATTTGCACTTTCCACATTAGGCTGTTGAATGTAACGACGTGATTTCAACTCTGAAATCACATCATTGGAAGTTTCTTTCTTGAAAATTTCTTCAATTGTCATAATCTTATTGTATTATAGTGATACATATCAATACCCAAAAAGGCTTGCAACGTCTTTTTTTGCTTGTTTTTTTCGTTTCTCAATTGTACCAGTTAGTGCATCTGGTGCATCATCGTGAGCATTTTTACCAATCTTCATATACCCACTTATTGCATTGGCAAATTCAACAAACATCTTTCTCCAACCTTGTGGCATATAGGTAAGGTTTTGAACGGCTGCCGAATTTGAGAATATGCGAACATCTTTGTTTTCTGTTTGCGTGAACCACTTGAATTTGGTTTTTATATTCCCAAGTAGTCGGCATTGCTTTTCAACCGCTCTTTGGAATCCACGCCCACCATTGTTTGATTCAACAACACATTCTTGTACTTGGTGTTTTGTAAGCAATTTAGCAAGTGCTGGTTCTGTGTACTCCATTGGCTTTTGGGTGTACATCACATCAACCAAGAAGTTTCCAATTTCGGTTTCATCGTAAATAATAGCACACAAGTAGTCTTTACCTGTGTCTGCCGTATCCACATAAGCCTTTCTTATTGTGTATTGAGTTGCAGGCTTTATTGAATACTCCTTGAATCCAGTGTCATACATAAGACCCTCACTTGGTTTTGGGTCTTGTTGGTATAGTGATTCAAAAACGTGTGGATTCCTCTTTCTTGTGGCTTCCAATTTTTCTTTTGAATGCCTATCCTCCCATAATGCTTCACCCTCTTGGCGTGGGTCATAATCATTTGGTATTCCCACTTTAATAGCTCTATAAACGCAAACAACCCACCCATTTGGATTTGTTTCTTTGTCGTAAATACCTTGCTGCTCCAATAGAGTTCCAGCCAAGTCATCTTCATGCCATCTTGTGAACACAAGTAATTGTTGACTATTATTGTGAAGCCTTGTTTCTGCAACCGTATCATACCAATCTGACGTTGATTCACGCACCGTTGGCGACCAAGCTGTTTTTGCATCTTTATATAAGTCATCCATTATCAGGACATCAACGGGGTCACCAGTCAATGCACCACCAACACCAACCGTCTTTACAGAACCACGGTGACCAACAATTTCAAATTCATCCGCATTTCGCAACCAAGCCCCTGCAACTGTTGTCACATTTGAGCTATTCAGGCATGTATTCGGGAATATCTCGTGATATTCTGGTGTGTCAATAACACGTTGTATTTCACGATTGAATTTGCGCGCTTTTGGCGCATTATAGGAAACAACGGCAATCTTTGTATGCGGTTTAATTCCCTCGATAAATGCGGGCAAACGCCTTGTTGAACCCTCTGACTTTCCATGTTGTGGCGGCATAAACACCATTAATTTCTTAATGTCACCGTGTGCAAATTTTGTCAATAGGTTGTAGTATCTTATATGAAAATCAGCCGGAACGAATGTTGGCATAGTTGATTGGGTAAAACACAACAAGTCCGTTCGACTTTTACGAATCAAACGTTCTTTCAACAAACGGTAATATTCCAACCGTTCACGTCTATGTTTTACACTACCTACCTCCATTATTCTTCACCCAACTTTTTTTTCATTTCGCCAATTTTTGACTCCAATTCTTCATCGGACATCTGCTTGAATAGGTCTTTGCCGTCCTTTCCTGTAACCTCAGTTAATTGCCTGTTTCGCCACGTTGTTGGCTCTCCATTCGTCAATGTGAATATCACCGCTGCCGTATCAGGGGCAATATGTTTCTTTGTGGTCGATTGCTCCTCAATTTTGGGCTTTGGTCTTCCGTTGGAATCCTTTTCATCACCAGGAACTGTAACCACTTTTGTTTCGTCAACGGTGTACCCTTGAATCTTCTTCAATAGGCTTTTCTTTGCTTCCGCCACGAAGAACTGCATTCGTTCTTCCTTGGCTTGCTCAACTGCTTGTTCAAAGTCCGGGTAATCATTCAACCATTGATAAAATGTTTTGGTGGTGATTCCACACTGTTGGCAAACCTCGGCAATAGTGTAGGTATCTGACTTGATAAGCCCTACAATTTTATTCACTATTTTAATGTTGTACTTTGCCATAAATTCCTTTTTAGTCTAAAAATGTAACTTTCATCACCTTGCTATTCTTTTAATTCACACTTAAATCCTCGGTCTTGCAACTCCGAAAAAAGAATGGACAACTTTGATACATCACCACATTCAACTATCAACTTTGTCGAAATATCCTTTTTTGAATCATCTTCCTGGGTGTCCGGTTCTGGGTCTGACATAGGAATGCCCCAATCTTCTGGGTCAATTGAATATTGTTCCGCTACTTGTGCAATCAATTCTTCATCCCAAGCAAGATTCGCTTTCCCGGTGGCATTGTCCGCCAAGGCAAGTTCACGTCCTTTGGCTGAATCCAAGTCAATATCCTTTCGTTTGACTGCAACAATTTGGGTTCCATCTGTTTCAACTACTATCACGTTGTCAAGACCCACATTCACGGCATTTTCAACCGTTTTGTTCCCGGCAATGATTCGGTTGTTCTTGTCCAATAAAATAGAGCGACCAGCCCCAAACTTTCGCAATGATTCTTCGATAAGATGTTGCCCATATTCCGTTCCCTTGTTGAAGTTCTTGTTGTCGGGAATTAGTTGTTCAATACTTGTTTCAATAATCTTTGCCATAGCTAATTACTTTCTAAATGTTCAATAAAATAATCTATTTCACTTCTTAATAATTTCATCTTATCTATGAAATCGTCAATTGTATCATCATCAGTTTTATGCAATCTTGCTGAAACAGCACAATCAGATATTGACAAAAAAGTGTTTCTATATTTTTCACCTTTCCATGTTGTTTCACCATCAAAAGCAACCACATTTCCAATAGATGGCGAACCATCTTTGTTTAACCATGTCCTTTTATTATACTTTTTCATACGTTACCAAATCAAAAGGTGAATAATCCATGCGAAAGGCAATGCAACCAAAGAACCAAGGCAAGTGAACACAAAGTCCATCAACTCGACCGTTCCATGTCCCTTGGAATCCCACCATTCTTTGATTGCCCCGGCAATACATCCAAGCAAAAGACCCAACCAAGGGCATAAAACACCAATCAAAAGCGACAAGGTGAATCCGACAATGAAATGCTTGCGCTTGTCGGGGTATTTGAAGCCCTCCAATACACTTTTGTACGCGTTGGTGATATTTTCATTTGCTTCGTACCAAAAAGCCAAAAAACGGGCTTTTATTGAAGCCTTAACGAACACCTTTTCACCCGAAACGAAAACAGGCGGTTGTGTTTTACCTGACATAACACCCAACCATACATTGCCACCGAACGCAATGCGTATTCTTTCGCTAACTGTCGGCTTCCAGCACGACACACATTGATTGCCATCATTCCATACGTGCAATGACTGACATTCACTTTCCGCCATTATTGACGGTCTTTGCAGCACTTTTGTTGACTGCGGAAAATCAATTGGTTTCATATCTAATTCTTTTGGTTTGCAATTGCATTGCAAAAATAATGGGTGTATCACTATAATACACCCATGTTAAAGAAAAGATATAACTTACTTATTCAACTTTAAGCGAATTGGTAGGTTCGCAAAAGACCATGCAAGAAGTGCTGCATCACGCGCATCTTGATTTGTGCGACCTTTCAACCCGGTGAAAGAAGCCAATTCTTCTTGAGTTATTTTGCCATCTTTACCTTTCCAAATTTTTCGTAAAGGAAAATGCTCAATAACCTCAATACCATAATGCTTGCACATTTCAACAACCTTACGTCCAGTTTCGTGGTTTCTACCAGCAGAATTTCCTTTTGCACTTGCCGTTTTTAGGTTTCACCACGGTGTAAATGCCAATTCGATTGAATAAGCCAACCAGCTTCAACAAGAACAATCAATGATTCTTTTGATTCTTCACGAATATTTTTGGCTTGTTGTAAGTAATCAAGCAACAATGGAAATTCAAGATTTGACACTTCCAATTGACGTGTCGATGTTTTCAAGTATGCCACGCCTGACTTATCCACGTCCGGGTCAATAGCTATAATATTATCATATTTCATTAATATCCAAATATATTTCTAAAAACGGATGACACGCTACCTGTATACTTGATTGCTCCTTTCTCGGCTTTTATGTTTTTTCCAAGAACTCTTATCTTGTACCCGGCATCTTTTATGCGGTTTATTTTATATTCTATTTTTGCCATAACACCAGATTTTAAAAAGGCAAATCACCTGTTGATTCACTCATATTTTGCGATGCCTGTTCAGGGTATGTACTATTTTGCGCATTCCCTGATTCACCTCTCATTCCGCAAAGCTGAACTTCACTTGCATTCACATTGATCGCAAACTGAGTATTGCCGTTCTTGTCGGCATATAACTTTACTTTTTGGCGACCACGAACAAATACTTTAGAGCCACGTTTCAGATATTGGAACAGTCCACCACCATCACCATACCAAAGTATAGAAACCCACGTGGTTTGCTCAACTCGTTGCCCTTGTTGGTCTTTGCTTACATCACTGTGTGCAACGTTGAATGAAACATACTTCTTGCCACCAAATTCTTTAATTTCTGCATCAGCACCAATGTTGCCGATAACCTCGCATTGTAACATAATAAATTGATTTTAATTGTTTTTATCGTCTATAAACCCCACTTCCATACCGACATACTCACCATGTCGCAAGTGTGTGTCCAATTCTTCATAATTGGTTATTTCACTCTCTGTATCATCTTCATAAAGAGCGTACAAGGAGAAACAACCAGAATCAAGAACCGCTTTTGCTTCGTTCTTTGTTAGTACTTTCCAAACAAAGCCATCTTCTGTGATTTTCACACGTTTCATTGCTTTACTTTTGTTATGCAAGTGCATTGCGTTTGGTTAATACTTTTTTCCGTGCATTTCTTCACGTTGTTGATTGTATTGCATTTTCAATTTCACATACAATTCAAGATTTACAACCTGCTCACTTGCCCAATTCTCTACAAAATCCATCCCAAATTGAATGCGTTTTTCAATTCCTATTTTGTCTTTTGAAAGACCCTTTACCAAGGCAAACGCATTTTCCGTGAAGCTGAACTTATCAAATGCCCTAAAATACCTACAAGGTGACATTTTTTCAAAGTCTACACCCAAAGCACCAGCAAGGTCTGCAAGCCTAATGTAAATGTCAGCAAACTCATCTTCAAATGTATTCTTCAAACAATTCTCAAATGCCCACTCAAATGAACTTCCAACACTCATAGAAGATTCAAATGCGCTCATATCAGCCCATTTATCTTCTCTATCAGCTTCGATAAGCTCAGCCACCTCTGTACATATAAGCATCAAGCAATGTTCATTACTCTTGCGTTCAGCCCAAAAACCGTGAACAACTGCATTATTGTGGGCTTTTTCTGAAATCTCATTTTTTTTCATTTTTCTGATTTTTATTTATTATCCCGGCTATTTTATTATTTCACAATGTCGAAAATGGCTTTTGTCAAGTAGATGTCATAGAACGCATCGTGCAAGTTGTCTTCTGACACCTCTATACCAAGGAATTTAGCAACCGTGGATAACTTGAAATTCTCCATTTCAGCCCGACGTTCTACCAATTTATTTGAAGCAAGAACCATCACGTCAATAGAGTTTGACCAAAACCAAGAACCAAAGTATTGGTCATTATTCTGCAAGAAGAACCCACGCAAGAACTGATTGTCGAATGAAGCATTGTTGTATCCGACCAAAAAGAACTTGTCTGTTTTCTTAAACTTATCCACGTACTTGCCAAGCATGGCTACTAATTGGCGGTATATTTCACCCATTGGCGTGTATGCCATGATTTGTTCACGTGTAACACCCGCCACATTTAATGCTTGTTCTTCAATCAATGCTTTTGGGTTTGGTTGCACTTTGAAGTCGAATTTTTCTTTGGTCACACCATCAATCACTATTTCACCACTGATTTGGTGGATTCCATTTTTTCCAGGGTTCGTCCCAGTTGTTTCAAGGTCAAAAAATAAAAGTTTCATTGTATAAATGTTTTATAGTAATACATAAATTTCTAAATCTTTGAAAGCCATTGTTTCCATATTTGTGATGCAACTTGTGCAATCATCAAAGGCGGCACACTCATTCCACACACATAGTGAGGTGATTGTCCGGCAAAGTTGTAGTCTTGTGGAAAACTTGATATACAACACACTTCACTTTCCCCAAGGTACTTGGGTTTGTCAAAGTGAACCAAGCAAGATTCTTTGCCAGCAAGTGTTGGACAAACCTTATCCAAATAGACGTATGCTTGATTGAAGTTTCCGCATCTCCCATATAACCGCATATTGGCATCTCCTTGGTTGGAATCACCATGTTGTCTATTATCCCACAGCTTGCGAATCACGGGCGAATTGGCATCACGCCCTGAATAGTCTGCAACCTCATTGAAAAGAATGGTTGGTTCGTTAAATCCAAGATTCAACACTGGTTTTTGCTCAAATAAGTTTGCTTGGCTCAAAAATGGTGCAGCAAGGTCTTTTCTCAAACAAACAAAGAACACACGTTCACGGCGTTGTGGTACGCCCATGTTCTGACCATCAAGTAACCAATGTTGGCAATAATACCCTGCTTTGTCAAAAGCATCGTAAATCTTGGTCACGTACTTTATGGCATCACCAATCAACATTCCCTTGACGTTTTCACCAATCACAACTTTTGGTTGCAATCTTTCGGCAAGGTCTATAAAATCAAAGAACAACGTGTCAAGAACTTGTTTGCTTTGTCCCTCCCGGAACTTCTTTTCAACACCCCAAGCATCTTCACGACTTCCTGCAATCGAAAATGTGGAACATGGTGGCGAACCGTCCAATATGTCAAGGTTGAATAACTCCGGTGGCAAGTCATCACGGTTCTTGAAATCCTGTATCGGTTCAAGAAATGGAAACTTTGGGTCATGGTTCTGACAATATGTGTACATCATACGGTGGTCTATTTCGTTGCATCCTATAACATCGAACCCTGCCAATTTATATCCCATAGTTGACCCCCCCCCACAAGAAAAGCAAGAAAACACTTTTCCCTTGTCTTTGGTAAAAATGGCATCTTTTAATGTCCACCTATAATTGAATTTATGCTTTCTCATTGATTGTTTTACTTAATATACTTTCCACCTTTTCAGCCATCACCCTGAAATTAGGGTTGAATTTATTTTCTTCATCATACTTTTTAAGTAGGTGAAGCATTGAAGAATGGTCACGTCGAACATACTTTGCAATTTCAACCAACTTCATCCGATTACGGCGACAATGATACACAAATAGCATTCTGGCAAAGAAGCCGTCACGCTTACGGCTTTTTGTTGTGTATTGATTAAACTTCATTCCGGTAGCTTCATGGATTGCATTTTGTATGCGCATTACTATCTTTTCAAGATTAACTACATTTGACTCGAACCAAACATCTTTATTCATTTCGTATGCAGCTTGATATTCTATGCGCGCTCCCGTAGATTCCCTCCAATTATCCATCATATAGATGGCATCACAAGGCAATAATAATTCAAAGTCTTTAATCATGTGTTCTTCCCAAGAATGCTCTTTGGTCAAGCCGTTATTTAATGGATTGACTACTTCAAATCCAATGTCAGAAAGCAAGTTATGGGCATCTTGGAATTTAGCTTCTACATATTCATAATCAAGTCCAGTTATTTTTCCAGATAAGTATATTTTCATGGTTGTTGATTTTGTTGGTTGTACAATAATTTATTCACGAAGTAAACTTGCCCCTTTCCAGTTACTTTTGTGGTTGTAGAAACCATTGTTTCACCATTTGGCTTGTTTATTGTCGTTTTTTTCATTTCAAAAAGTCCAAGTTCCATTGCTTTTTGGCTTGGTTGATTGTATCGTTCACCGCATGCACACAAGTAGTGATTATCACGCAACCATTTAAAAAGCCTTTTTTCACCAGTTTGAACTCCATTTTGGCATATAATCTTGGCAAGCTCTCCAATCAACACCGATTCTTTGGCTGTTTCTACCGCTTGGGAAAATAACACCCTTGGGCGTTGTGCTTCAAGTTGCTTTTGTTGTTGCTCGATTTGTTCCGCCTGTGAAGCTGCAAGACGTAATGCTTCTGAAAAGGTTTGAGGAATTACCGGACGTTGTGATAATACTTGCCGGAACGCCTTTTCTGCTTCAATAAAATATCGCCTGGCTTGCTTGCCCTTTTCGTTGCCCTCTACCATTGAAAGCTCCTTGGCTGCATCAACGGTCAAAGCGTATTCGGTTAGTGGTCTGCCACCCTTTGGGTTTTCCATAAAATTGTGGAAAACTTCAAAGTCAACTTTTTCAATCAGTCCATATTTTTCAATACGGTTTTTCATCCATGTTGAAAAGTCTTGTTTGCTTTCAAGAAAACAATGAAGTTCCCTTGCGGACACCGCTTGTTGCCCATTTCTTTCTTCAATACTGATAATTCCGTTTGTCATAATTATAATATCTTTATTTTAATAAATACGGCTATCA